AGATCAGCGATGCCACACTATTGGCAATTAACACCCAACTATTAACAGAGCTAACAGCAATTAACAGTAGCAAAATGGCCGAAGGCGATAAGGAGCTAGCACGTGAGGAGGCGTTTAAGAAGTATAACGCCGCCATAGTCGCAGCTGGTCAGTTAGCGGCCAAGGAGTCATATAGCGAGCGTATTCAGATCCAACTAACCGAGATAGCACGTTTAGCCTCTTTGAGTAAAACTACAAGCGCAGCTACTACAGCGACCCTATTACGCGAGTCTGCCGAGTTATCGATGATCGACCGAGTAGCCAAGGCGCAAAAGTTAGCAGACGATGCTCGACTTAAGGCTCTACAAGATTACATAGCTTTGTTAGGCAAAATAGGTACAGGCGGTAACACCGGAGGGCTAACCTCTAGCGGCGTAGGCTCACTTATACCTCAATCTACGGTTATCGATACCGTCGATAAAATGGCCGAGGCTACTAAGGGACTTAAAAAAGATGTCACTATCTTTGATTTATTTCCAACTCTTACCGAGGATCAGCAAGGCGATCTAGGCGGATACAGCCCCACTATGAATTACGGCGCTGGATACCCTGCTACCTATAATATTAAGATCGAGGCAGGCTTGAGCGATCCCGAGGCAGTAGCTAGAGCGGTTGAGGATGTACTTAATCAATCCGGATACAGAGGTACCTCGGTAGATCGAGGAACAGGCCGGTATATTTAGAGTGAGTACTTGGCTCCCCGAATGGAAAATAATTGTCGGTACTACCGTCTACGATAACGTGCTTAGCGTAAATATGGCTACTGGCCGAGATGATATCGATTTACAGTGTAACGCCGGCTACGCACGTATGGAGATCATTAACGTAAATAACACAGCGTTTGATATTGACGTAACCGATAGCCTAACCCTTGAGCTTAAGAATAGCGCCGGAGTATATGTACCGGTGTTTGGCGGTGAGGTATCCGATTTTGGTATATCTGTACGCTCGCCTGAGGAAACTGGATTTATAACAATCGGTAACATATTGGCAGTTGGATCCTTGGCTAAATTGACTAAGGCCCTTTTTCCAGATGCCTTGGCCAAAGAGTATGACGGTACTCAGATATTCGACATACTTAACGAGCTACTTATTAACTCCTGGTTTGAGGTAGCACCGGCCCTACAGTGGGCCGCCTACGATCCTACGACTACTTGGGCCGATGCTGAAAACGTAGGACTTGGTGAGATCGATCAGCCTGGACTATACGAGATGATTAGCCGCTCAGCTGATCCGTTTAGCAGCTATAACCTTTGTGCTCAGATCGCTCAAAGTGCCCTCGGCCAACTCTACGAGGATAAGGAGGGCCGCGTATGTTACGCCGATGCCGATCACCGTACCGCCTACCTATCGGCTAACGGCTATACGACTTTATCGGCTAATTACGCTACTCCATCGAGCGTTAAATCAATCCTACAAATAGGCAAGATCCGTAATTCTCTTGTATTTAACTATGGCAACAATTACGCTAACCAGGCTACGGCCCTGGATGCCGACTCTATTGCCAACTATGGCCGCTATCAGCGCAGCGTAAGCTCTAACCTACATAACTTAAGCGATGTAAACGATGTTATGGATCGTGAGCTAGGGCTCCGGGCTATTCCACGCGAGCAACTACAGGCGATTACTTTTAGACTTGATAACACAAGCTTACCCGATGCAGAGCGAGACAAGCTGATCGATGTATTTTTTGGTGAGCCTGTAGTAATTAATAACTTGCCTATCAATATGTTTAACGGATCGTTTAACGGCTTTGTAGAGGGCTTTGCAATTAGGGCTACGCCTCAGTTTGTAGACCTTACTCTTACTTTAAGCCCTACAGATTTCTCACTGGTCGCGCCACAGTGGGACACGGTTAGTCCGCCTAGCCTTGTTTGGACGGGTGTAAACGCTACACTTATATGGCAGAACGCTTTTGGAGGTTTAACCTAATGGCAACAGTAACGCCTAATTTTAACTGGCCGGTACCTACATCGACCGACCTAGTAAAGGATGGAGCTACGGCTATCGAAGCCCTAGGCGACTCCATCGATGCCTCACTTGTCGATCTTAAGGGCGGCACTACCGGGCAGGTATTAAGCAAAACATCCGGTACGGATATGGACTTTACTTGGGTCGCACAGGATGACTCTAACGCGATCCAAAACTCGATCGTAAACGCTAAAGGCGATTTAATCGGAGCTAGTGCGAACGATACCCCGGCTATTCTTTCAGTAGGCGCGAACGGCGAAACTCTTGTAGCCGATAGTTCCACATCAACAGGCTTGCGCTATCAAACCGCATACAACGGCAACGCAATTATCAATGGCGGTATGGACATTTGGCAACGCGGCACATCTTTCACCGCTGCCTCAGTTTATACGGCAGACCGCTGGTTTAAAGGTAGCCAAACAAGTTGGACAACAAGCCGACAAACATCTGGTTTAACAGGATTTCAATACTCTATGCGTTTTCAAAGAGATTCAGGTAACAGTAATGCTAGTGGTTGTCTTATGTTTTACAATTTAGAAACCGCAGACGCTTTACGATTTGCTGATAAAACAGTTACAGTATCTTATTATGCGAAAGCGGGTGCAAATTATTCACCAACCAGTTCAGCATTTATTCAACAACTTTATACAGGAACTGGAACTGACCAACGGCGCGACCAATCAACAGGATTTACAGGTGAAACCACAGTAGTCAATTCAAGTGTAACTCTAACAACATCTTGGCAACGCTTTCAATTTACCGCGAGCATTGGTTCGACTGCGACAGAAATTGCAATTGCTTTCGGTTTTATTCCGACTGGCACCGCAGGTGCTGCGGATTTTGCAGAAATCACAGGTATTCAGTTAGAGGTTGGTTCAGTAGCAACAACCTTTAAGCGTTCCAATGGCGCAGGTGGAACTATCCAAGGGGAATTATCCGCCGCGTGTCGTTATTACTGGCGTTCACCAGTCGGGCCAATCAACGGAACTCACGGAGCAGGTATAGCGTTTTCAACAACAGGAACATCAATAGCCGTTAATTTACCTGTCCAAATGCGCGTAGCACCAACAAGTGTCGATTTTTCTAGTTTGGCAGTTTGGGACACAGGAACGGCTACGGCTGTTACAGGATTAACTCTTAATACAAGTCAAACTTGCTTTAATACTGGCTTCGTCAATCCAACTGTTGCAGGTGGTTTGACTCTATACAGACCATATTTCTTATTCAACAACACTAATACTAATGGCTACATTGGCTTTAACGCGGAACTCTAGGAGATGACAATGGACAATGTAACTTTTGTGACAGACGAACAAGGCGTAGAACACGCCATTATTGACAGAGGCAACGGAGAATTCACTTCAATGCCTAAGTCAGTCTATGAAGCGCAACAGGTGGAACATTTGACGGAGATATCTACCGGTGCTAAAGAGCTATAACGGATACCCTGCATCGAAAGATCCGGACGAGATTAAAATAAAGTCCTACCCTGTACGGGGTACGGATCGTAAGCTAAGGTGCGCCGAGAGTGTTGGGCCTCTCTTGGCCGCCTTTGCTGCGGAATTTCACGAGCTGATCGAGCCGATAGACGAGGGCACTTTTGACGACTGGGCTTATGCCTTTCGTATGGTGCGAGGTACTACCGATAAACTCTCGTGTCACTCATCCGGTACGGCCATCGATCTAAACGCTACAAAGCATCCTCTCGGCAAGGTGGGAACTTTCCCGGCCGAAAAGGTGCCGATGATCCGGGCGCTATCTAAAAAGTATGGCCTCAAGTGGGGCGGAGACTTTAAGAGCCGAGCTGATGAGATGCACTGGGAAGTGGAAGTGACACCGGCCAAGGCTAAAGCCTTAATCGCTAGTTTAGGTTTATAGTTATCGCACATCCTTAAGGGCACTAAGGAGTAACACAATGAAAGAGCAGGCAATCGCAGCCGCTAAATCATACGGTCGTGCAGCACTAGCTAGCGCGGCGGCCTTGTATATGAGCGGAATATCAGACCCTAAAGTATTAGCTAACGCGTTTATCGCTGGGCTAATCGGGCCACTACTTAAAGCTTTGCAGCCATCGGAGAAGCAGTTAGGCGTAGGCGCTAAGTAATGGAACAAGCTCAGCTCCTAATTGGTATTACCTTGGGGGGTATTACTATTTTGGGGTTAGGGGCTGGGCTTATCCGGCACTTTGTAAAGTATTACCTATCTGAGTTAAAGCCTGACGGTAACGGAGGCCATAACCTACGAGGCCGCATCGATCACATCGAGGTACGCCAAGAGCGTATGGATGCCAAAATAGATAAAATCTACGAGATATTGTTAGAGACACGCCTAGCGCGGTAATTGCTTTATGTCAGCCCTTAGCCTCATACTGATATAACACCGCCGAGAGGGCTACTCGGGTAGTAGCTTAATCGGCCTTAACAAAGGGCGATATATGAACAGTGCAGACATTTTAATAAGCCTTGCCGCTTGCGGTATGGGCTTTATGTTTATGGTAATTGGCTACTCAATAGGCTGGAAGCAAGGCCACGGCGAGGGCTTTGTAAGAGGGCGCGCAATCGCTCAAGCTCTGAAAGATAAGGAGCTAATCTAATGGGGTTTTTAGATAACTACGAGGATGTAAACGCGCGTATTAAGCGCTTTAGAGCAGAATATCCGACCGGGCGTTTAATAGCCTACATCGAGGATATAGACGTAGTGAAGGGTACGGTTTTGGTTAAAGCCGAGGCCTACCGTGAGTACGAGGATGCAGTACCAAGCGCAGTCGATTACGCGTTTGGTAACGTAGCTACGCTTACTAACAATATGAAAAAATGGCTTATAGAGGATACGGTTACAAGCGCCTACGGACGAGTCATAGGCCTATTAACGCCAAGTGAAGGCGGCAGACCGACTAAGCAAGATATGGAAAAGGTCGAAAGATTACCGGCAGACCCGGATCCGTGGAGCACAAAGGCAGCTAGTGAGGGTATTCCTACTATGGCCAGTGCTATCGGTGAGATCGAGCAAAGCCTAGGCGGCGCACAAGTAGATGCTCCTATGCGATGCCCTCACGGCACGATGGTTTGGGCTGAGGGTACGGCTAAGGCTACGGGTAAACCTTGGGCAGCTTACAAGTGCACCGAAAAGAATAGAGCTAGTCAATGTAACCCTGTATGGCACGTATTAAATTCTCAGGGTAAATGGGTACCTCAAGTATGACCGAGCAGAGCCTCTTTGATTACATCAAGGGTAAATACCTTGAGGATCTAGAGAAGTCAGGCGATGCGTTCGAGTACATCGATGCGACCAGTAACGGCTATAGGCTCAAGATAGAGCTCAAGTGCAGGCACACACATTATGACGAGCTGATCCTGGAAAAGGATAAGTATGAGTCACTTGTGCAACAGGCCGACAAGCTGGGCTATACGCCGTTTTATATTAACTCAACGCCTCAAGGCATATACGCGTTTAACCTACGCAAAATTACGGTTACTTGGACTACAAAGCGTTTACCGGCTAGCACCTTTAACAAGGCTCCGGCTATTGACAAAGAGGTAACGCTTTTACATATTGATAAGGCGGTTAAATTGTAATGGGAGAATTAACGTTTATTAAAGACGGCTTTGCCACGACTATTCACGACAATGGCGATATGACCGTAGTAAAGATGGATCAGTGCGATCAGTGCCACGAGTGGGTATCAAGTGGCGGAGGGCTACAAGTGCGCGACGTAGGCCAAGAGGTCGTAATATGGCTGTGTGCAGAGTGCAGGGCCTAAATGACGACATATAAGTATGAGTGCCGTAAGTGTAAGAAAATTACGGATCAGATCGAGCGGATCATCACCGATAACCTACCGCCTAACGTAAAGACTTTGCAGTGTACTAAGTGCGGAGTTATGGGCGTTTGTTTAATGGAGGCTCAAGATGCCGACGTATGAGTATGAGTGTATTAGCTGCAATATTCGTTATGAAGTA